TCATTCAGTCACCTCTTTCGCAAACTGCCAAGCCCACTCGAAGTCTTTTCGGATTTCTGATTCAGTGAGTTTTGCATTTTCGGCTGTTAGATTTTGACTAAAATACAAAGTGTTTTTACCGCGTACTAAAGGCTGACCGTTTGGCAAATCAACTGTATACAGCTGCTCTTGCTCGATTTCATAGCCAAATTGGTGCATATTAATAAGAGTACGAACTGGATTCTTTGATTTTTGCATCCAATAATAAAAATCATCTTCTTCAACTTTTTCATCATAGATTGACATTTGATATAAATATAAATCATATTCCAAATTATCTTTATGCTTTTCGTACCAATCTGCAACACATTGTTGTACTATAACTTTTAGTTGGTCGATGATACCTAATACATCAATTCTTCTAATTAAATTACCTTTAAAGTCGAAATAATTAAACGCCTCTAGTTCTCTTATCTTTTTAATAGCTTCTTCAATGTTCATTTTGTTACCTCGCATTTAACTTACTCTCTACATGCACTATCGCATCACCAATCCACTCTTTGACATTAAATTCTTGCTCAATATCTTGAGTCCTTGGCATAACGTTAATATCACTAAAACTCAGCATGTCGTCTTTTGTATTTTGCAAAAAATAAATGTTTTTAACTTGTCTTGTTAAAGAGTCACCATGCACCACCACACCATTTATCCCTCTTATAGACATATTAAAGAGTAAAAACGGTAATGCTCTATCAGATAACTCCTCTACTTGATACCAATAATCGCTTGGTTTGTATGTAAAAGGATTTGATGATATCCTATGTCTTTGCCATGCTTGTATGAGGATTCCTCCTGTGCCTACTGCACTCTCATGGTATGTGTGCCCGCTTACCAATCCAGTCAGTAACTTAGATACACTTAGCGGAGTAAAATCTTGCTTTTTATTTTTACGATCGGCATGCTCATCCTCAAAATATCGCATAAACCAGTCATAAGATAGATCTGTCTCAATATCCAAAAACTGTCTAAATATATCCTCACGACTATCTTTATCAAAGAGTATGTCCGTAAGTCGTTTGGGTGCTTTATAAACTTCGTCGATGCCTAGTATGCGATGTATCTCATCGGTCTTAATCATGTCATCCTCCGCTCCCAGTCATCTCAGCTATCCGCTTAGTCTGCCTAGCTCTATCCTCACTCGCACGTTTAAGCTGCTTTTGTGTTCTGCTTAGCTGTGTACGTAGTCCTGTGATTTGCGGTTCGTAATATTGTTGTGCGTCGCGGTAGCTAAAATACGACACAGTTACCATGATTCCAAATATTGCGATTGCAAGAAACAATAGTGCTTTCCAGTCGTTTTTTAGGACATTCATTATTTTATTCAAGTCATCACGTAAATTTTGCAATAATTCATCTGTTGTCATTATTACTCCTCATTCCATATAGTCATCATAAATCCAAATTTCGTTTTTACTAAGTATTAAATCGTGTCCTGTTTTATCTATTAATGCTTGTAATTGTTCGAGATTATCAATTTTTATAAAAACATCAGGAAAATGACCAACTTTTGTGATTTGATAATGTATGCCGCATGATTTTAAATCTTTGACATATTGTTCATCTTTAAAGCTGGCTGCACACAACTGGTAAATACAACCATTAAATTTTGATTTACTGTACGGATAACGATTTGGTTTCTTCATTCCGCTTCCCTCATGAAATATTCCGTCGATCGCTTATCATTAGCTAGCTCTAGCTGTCTAATAAACCGCATCGCTTCGTTTTTGGTTGCGAACTCGTGCTCCTTAAACAGTTTTTTGTCATAAACCATGTAAGTCGCTGTAATACCTTTGTTGTAAACTCTTACAACGTGTTTTTTAGTAGTAGTCATGTGTCTCCATTTCTAAAATTTCAATCGCAATGCGGTATTTCCCTTTTACGTTGCTTAATCCTCCATACCTAAACGTGAGTGATTTTATGATTTCGTGATTGTCATCATCCCAAACACCAGCGTCCGTAAAGCCGTCCAAAATTGCTTTTATTGTCGGATAAATATTTGGAGGGTCAAATCGTCGTTTTGTCGGCGTAAACACTGTCACGATAACTTTGCAAGGATTGTTTTTAGTGTGTTTTTTAGTCAGTCCGTTTGATTTTAGTTTAGCTAATTGTCGTAATCCTTTTGTGATACTAGCTGATTTTCTAAAATGCAAGCGATCATTGCTTGATAACATTTCCTTTTTCTGTTTTGTGTTTGATAAAACAAATTCATAATACATATATTCTCTTAAAATCCACACTCGCCCTAAAATTGTGTGTGAGCATTGGCAAGGACGAGTGTAGCAATTCTTCATATCATCAATCCTGTTAATTTGACGATATTCCAACTTTCCTTTCTCGCTCGGAAAATATTGGTATTACAAAGGCCGAGCTTCACTTTGCAATAGGTTGTTAAAAAACTATTTTTTATTTACCATCCGCACCGCCGAGCCAATTCAGCTTGAGTAAGAGGCTCTATATTTTGATAACCGCTGACTTGATAATTTTTTTTAAAATCAAAACCTAGCTGACTTAGACCGGTCTTGAAACGGTCTTTTTCAGCCGTATCTTCAAAGTACACCTCAAGTGTCATTTTTTGATTGTACTTTTTAAACTCGTTTTCAGCTCCTGTGAGCGTTTCTTGGTTGTTTTGGGATAATTGCCAACCATCCAAGATTTCGCCTGTTTCCTTGTCGATTTGTGGCATTTCTGCTGATTTCTGAGCCTGTTCTTGTTCTTTAGTTTGCTGAGCTGCTAAAAGTTGCTCTCTTTCCTCCTCGGCTTTTCGCATTTCCTGCTTTTGCTTTTCAGCGAGATAATCAGCTTTAATCTGACCTAGCACCTCTACAAGCGTCATCTCTTTTAGCATACGGATGTAAGGTTGGTCAGTCATACCATACTCAGCACATTGTCCTGAGATGGTAGCTTTTGCTTTTTCGACCTCTTGCTCCTTTTGATATTCAAAGGTAACCAAGTCTTCAAGAGATTTCATGGTGACTTTTTTGAGGGTTACACCGTCCGCCATAAAATTGCCAGCTTTGGTGTACTCCATAGCTTTTTCGTCAAAAATACGGGGGTCAAGCATATACTCGGATGCCTTATTAGACAGGTAGCTCTTTACTGTATCTAATCGCAGCGCTTTTTGATGGTCTTCGAATTCTTTGACATCAGTTGCAATCTTGTCAATCGTGTCATCTAGTGGCTTGCTTGCCTGTTTGATATATCCATCAATGTCGTCAGCAGGCTTTGAGAGTTCCTTTTTTACTTTGATACGCTCATCAGACAACTGTTTTTTGAGCTTGCGTAGATCAGCTAGGACTTGCTTGTCACCTTTGATAGTTCCAGCTGTGACTGCATAATTTTGGTATTTTGCCACAACTTCGTGGATGTTTTGTTCAAATTTTTCACGATCAATAATTTCAACTTGTGCCTGTGTGACTTTTACTTGTAATTCTTGCATGGTTTCCTCCTAATACTCCAGTTCTCCATCAAGTAGTTCTCCTTGTACTGGATCATCAGTATGTTCAGACACTTCATCAACGGGATAACTAGTGTCTGCTTTTTGAGTTTGTTTCTGAGTCTGTTCTTGCTTGTACTGCTCAATCTGTGCCATCTTCCGTGCTCTGACTTCTTCCTGTGTTTCCTGAGGAGTCACATCTTTAGGGATATTATCTAATTGAATTTCATCTGCTTCATAAGATGAACCAAGTTCTGCTGGAAATGCTTCACGATAAGCAGAGACTAGAGCTACTTTCCGTATCATGACACATGGCATTGTGTCCCAGTTATTCTCTCCGATTGGTTTCCCGTAGGAGTTCATTACTGGATAGGTAATATCTTTCCCTTGCTGTGTCAGCTCCTTAACCCTTGCACGAATTTTAGAATTGTCATACTCTTCAAAAGAGACCTCAGTTTCTGTTGGATAGGTTCTATCTTTTCGGTAAACCTTAGCCCAACCGCCAAGGATTTCAGCGCCTTTGGGAATGAATGCACCTTTGGAGTATTTGATTTCCCCATCTTGCAAGTAGATAACGCCAGCCTCTTTGCCGTCAAATTGAGGGTGAGTATCTGCCTTTTTCTCAAACGCTGATTTTGCTGTCACTACTTGGGCTGGCTGATTGCCATACTTGATGAAATAGATTTCCTTGGTAAATGGGTTCAAGTTTTGAGCTTTAGCTTGAGCGATAAAGTAAGCTAATTCCTCATCACTTGCTTTACCTTGAGGGTCAAGATATTTCCTGATAATACCGCTGTTAAGTAGCTGAGGATTGGTCAAAAATTCGCCTTTTGCCTCTACGATTTGATTACTAGTCATCTTCTTCTCTCTTTCTATTTTTAAAATCCTTGAACTTGCTCATATAGAGCCTCGATTGCAGCATGTATATCTGTCTGACCTGCGCCAAGATATGTTATTCCCGCTGCTAAAAAGACTTCTCGTGAAGTTAGAACTCCACCGAGCTCATCAATTGCCTGATCAAGGTATATGCTAAACGTTTCAAGTTCTTGTTTAGCTCTGATTTTTGCTTTTTCTGCTTGTTCTGGTGTCATATTTCCTCCTAAATCGCATATTTCTTACGCAATTGCCGCAATAGTGTCACGTACCGTGCTTTATCAACTAGTCCAAAATCAAGCAATCTCTCACGCTCTTGATGACTTGCTCGATACCAGATAAGCGTTTCTCTATGCTGTTTTGTCATAACACATTCTCCTGTTTATATCGCTCTATCCTTAATCGGTCTGCTTCTGCTGTTGTTATATCAGTTCCAAAAGCGTATAGGTTTATCCAATTAAAAATTGGCTTAACTCCATTTTTTTCGATTCCTTCAGCGCAGTAACTAGCAAACTTAGCAAAAGTCTCTTTACTCGCCGTTTTACCAAAATCTTTTTTGATTTGTTTGTTAAAAAAATTAAAAATCTCCTGATCCATCTTCTATACCGTCCATGCTTCCTAGAGCAAATTCTTTTAAATCTGGTTCTTTGTAGTCTGGATTCGACCAGCTTGGGACGTTGGAAAGTTGACCTTTACCTTGACTTAGCTTTTTATTTTCAAATTGCAACCTAGCAAATTCGACTTTCTCGACTGTATCAATCCCTTGTCGTTTCCAGTTATTTAGCACTCTGTTTAAATATCTGAGGTTCGGTGCATTATATAGAATTGTCGATTTTAGTGCTTCATTAACTACTTCAACAGGCATTTTCTCTTCATCAATCCACTTGTTAATATCCTCAATCTCAAACGGGGATAAGAGACGCATCCAATTATTTTGGAAATTATCAAACAGTTCTTTTTTGTCCACTGGCTCTCCTTTCTTCTTCATCATCTTATTGTCTGTTAGTATTTATTGTTATTTAGTATTTATTTAATGTTAGTATTTATTAGTGTGCGAAATTCTAACTTTAGATTTTCTAACTTTAGATTTTCTAACTTTAGAAAATCGCATTTTAGTCAGAAAGTTCTCTTTCTATCTGCTCAACTAATTGCTTGTAGGTTTCATCACTTATTTTACAATCTGAGCAAAAACGATAATGTTGTAAACCATCTGATCGCCTGATGATTTTCTTATAGGTTCTGACATATCCAGCTTGCTCAAGTTCTTTTAGACCTGCTCTAACCGATGCAAGTCCATCTGAGTGCCTTTTTGCAAGCTCCTCAGGATATACTCTCCATTCCTCTTTATTTCTCAATATCGTCAATAACAAACCTACTGCTTTATATGACAAGTTATTGTCATCTATAAATTCATTGCTAACACTAGTAAAATTACCTCGTAGCGTCTTGAAAAATGTACTGCATTAGCTGATCACCCCTCCTCTAGAGCGCTTCTCGTTCCACCCTTTGCTGTTTTCTAAAGCTACTTCCCTAAAAATTCTTCGCTTATTCTCTGGTGAATTATGTTTTTTTATGACTTCATACTGAATTCTTGCAATGATTGCTAAGATAATCGTTGTTGTTAATAAAAATAGTTCTAATTTGTTCATGTTACGCTCCTCTAGCACTCCCCAGCGCTTATTGTTTCATTAAGTGTTTGATTTCGTTGACATCAGCAAGACAATACATTTTGTCTTTACCGTTTTTAAAAGATTTAAGGCCATAGCTCTCCATGCGTTTTATAGTTTGCCATGAGTAGCCGTATTCATTGACGAGCGTTGTTTGATTGACCCACTGATTCGCTAAATCTTTTTCCTGTATGAGTTTCTTAAACTCATCAAAAAGCTCTTCTGCTATCTGCTTTTTTAGTAAATCGTAAGTAAGTTGTGATTGCATAGATTTATCACCCCTTTCGTGGTATAATCTAAGTAAATAGTATTCTTTAGAGTCCGATTGCCGTCGGACTTTTTTTGATATAATCATCTCGAAAGGAGGTGATTATATGGCTTTCAGCAAAGAAATAGCTGATAAAATTCTTGAGTTCGCCGCTCTTGAACCAACTATCCCAGTCGGTGTTGGTCATGATTTTCAAACAGATGCATTTGATCAGGATGATGTACTTGATACCGCCAAGTATTTGATTAGTACAGGTCAGATTAAAGCTAAAATTGAAAATCACTACTACAACGGGTTAGTCAATATCGCTTTCAGGCAATAGTCCCTGAACACCTGCCGCCATCATCCCATCTATATCAACAAGGTTTGGTATAAATGTGATGGTGGCTTTTGGTTTTTTGTCGGCTGGCATTTCTAGCCTAAAATCTACGACACCTTTTCCAAGCTCCCAGTCATTAATTTTTACTGAATAGCCTGACGATAGCAGGCATTGCCCATCGTTAGGTTCTAATTTTGGTTTGATACTTAGTTTCAGTGAGTTCATTTTTTCTTTTCTCCTTTTATTAGTTTTGTTCCTCCTGCGTGCTATAATAAAGCTATCATTACGAAAGGAGGAAAAGTTATGCAACGTCAATACGTTTCATCTAGTAACGCCCGAAGTGTTGATTGGGAAAATAACACTTTGGAAGTTGAGTTTAATAATGGTTCTATTTACCATTATCACAATGTAAGCCAAACGGAATACCGTTCTGTTCTTGTTGGGTCTGTTGGCTCAAATATTCATAGATTAGCTAAGATACACACTTATACACGTATTGTCTAATCTAGTAGAGTTCCGCTCACTGGGTGGAACTCTTTTGTTTCCACAAGCCGAATACCATCCACCGTGATAATAATCTTGCTATGTAAACATGTCTTTGCTAGAAATTCTGAACCAGCTTCTAGTTGTTTGATTAAATCCTCTGGCATACTTTTCTCCCTTCGTTAGTTTTGTTACGTTTCTAAACTGGCAGATATTCCTGGTTAAGGAATTTATTAATAAAGTATTGTTGCCCTTTACCAGTAACTTTTGGGGTTACATTTGTTGTAGTGTGACCGTCAGAGTGATTGATGGCTGTTTTTTTGAGTTCAAACAATCCAAGCTGCATACTTTTTTGCGTTGGCTGATTCCAAGACTCACCACGGCGACTGATTAGGTAGCCGTTGGCTCGTAACCACTGAAATAGCTTATTCTGACCAATATTGACTCCATTCTGTTTCAGGATTTTAGCTAACTCACCAATCAGACAAGATGATTTGCTAGCACTTACAGCATCAGCAAATAGTACTTTGGGACGGTCTGCCTCGATTTGTGCTTCAAGTTTATGCACTTTCTTATCCGCCATCAGCAACGCCCTTGCCATGATTTTCTCAGGGCTGTTGAAGTCTTTTTCGATTTGGATAAAGTATTTGCGGACTTGTTTAGACTTTTCGTTCCGTTGAAGCATCGCAATTTCTTTAGCCATGTCTAGTTTTAGAACGTGGTCTGTATATTCTGTTTGATTGCCCTGAGCTGTTAGTCTTTTTTGACTAATAGCTACATAGTCTTCATTTTCTTCAAACCCATAATCAGACATTCGTTCTAACCATTTTGTGTACTGAGTTTTAATTTCTAATGCTTGATGCAAATCTCGACCAGAAACAATAGGTTCTTGGTTTTCGTTTAGTGTTACTGTGATAAGATTATTCATATTATTCCTTCTATCTGATTTTTAAATCCGAAATAACTTTTAAGACAAAGCGATTTGATGCTGGGTCTTTTTTTCGTCCAGCAAGAATATTCGCCACATCTTGCGGTTCTTTGCCATAAGTAACTGCTAGATCAACTTGTTTAAGATTGTTATCAAGCAAATACTTCTTTATTTTTTCGATGGCGATTGCGTTATCTGGCATTTATATACCTCCTTTTCAAAAATAAGTAGAAAATATTAATAAAATATACGGAAATCGTTATTCTGCTCAATGATTTTTGTAACCATCTTGATTTTTTTGACTTACAACCTTATAATGAAAGTACCTTTATTACAGAAAGGAGCTGATGTTATTGTTAGCAGAATTTTTGAAAGGTACTGTGCTCTCATAGGTAAATAGACACATTGCTCTACTCGGAGCCGAAGCGGACTAGACGCGCAAAACTAGGAATGAATCTAAGTCGAAAATGTCTATCACTTTAAATTAGAGATAGATGGAGTGGTGGCATGACACGTAAAAATATTGCCGTTATTCGACTTAGGGGTATAGAGTCGTTGTTGCTACCTATAAACCATGCAGTGCTGGTTCCCAATCCAGCGAAGATTTGTTTTGTCTGTCCGATGGGCAGAGAGCTAATCAAAATTGGTGGGTGCTAGAGTATCGGACACTCTAGCATTTTCATTTCGAGCAGAATAATTTCCGTAGCACCATCTAGATAGCAGCTAGGTGGTGTTTTATACTTTTAAACAAAAAAGTACGCTATCCAATCGATAACGTACATGATATAATATTGACTGGCACTACTATACCTGCCTTAGCTAAGGAGGTGACGTCTATGTGCGAAACTATCTTCACAACTATCATCGCACCGCTATTGGTTGGAATAATCCTGTTATTAATCCAGAAATGGCTTGATGACAGTGCTGATTAGTGCTTCTATTGCAAAATAGAAAAAACCCCTTGCATTTGTAGGATTTTGCAAGGGGTTTTTATGTTCGCCTATGCGCGACGAAACTATCTTCACTTCCCCTATATCATATCACATACGATATTCAATTGTCAAAGAACTTGTAAGTAATAAAGTTAGTAAAAAAATAACATTTTTGTGTTGACTTATTTTACACGTTAATGTAAAATGAAGGCATAAGAAAAACCTAGTTATAACCTTTATAACTCTTTTATATTGCGCAGTTCCCCAACTACTTTTAAAAGATTTGTAAAAAGTTTAACTTCGTTTTTTACTAACTAACTATCTTACAAAAACTATTTTACTCTATCGTGTGAACTAAGTCAATATTTTTTACTCGAAAAAGTTAAATTTTTTTTGTCATACTTTCAGAAAGGTTGATATGACAATGTTTGAGGTGTATTCAAGAATTGAAGCCTTAGCTAAAAAAAGAGGAGTATCTCTCCAAAAGGTCGCAACTGATATAGGGCTGAGTGAAAACTACATTTATAATTTAAAAAGTAAAAAAACGGCTAATACAGACCCAATAGAAAAAATAGCTAACTACTTTAATGTTTCTACCGACTATTTACTTGGCAGGACAGATAATCCTAAGATGGCTCAAGATGGGCACACTTCGGTCGCAATCGATCTAAAAAAAGATGCAGAAGAAACCTTCTTCTTCGACGGACACGAACTCAACGACGAGGATATAGACCTTATCACATCTATATTGGAAACGCGCATCAAAAATAGAAAATAGAGAGGGCAGCTCTATGATGACACCAGAAACAGTCTGCCAGGAAAAAGGAATCGATTTAGTTTACTTTGACGGTAGGGGTACAAATATCCCTGGAATGTTTAATAAAAAACACAACGTCATTGCGATTGACACTTATCTTGACGGTATATATAAACACAAAGTCATCTATCACGAACTAGGACATAGAGAACATACTGCGAGTTATTACAAGCTAAACAAAGAAAAAGCAGAGCTACAAGCTGATAGGTGTATGATACATCATCTCTTAAAAGAAGAGCTATCCTATTGGGATAATATGGAGGATTTCAACTACATCCAATTCATGGAAAAGTATGAACTGACCTCAATCGCTGACGAAGTGATGGTTAAAGAAGAATTTAAAAATTTAATTTAGGGGATTTATTGTGAAAAAAATAGTATATTTGTTTACCTTATCAGTCTTAATAGTATGTCTCGGAGCTTGCACTGGTGGCTCAAAAAAAGATACAACATCAAAGACTCCCTCATCGGATACTAGTAAAGTATCTGGAGATATGAGCGAAAAAGAATACTTTGATACTCTAATATCTAGGATTGATAAAGTAACAACAGATAACTACAAATCAGATGAGTATCTATTTTATGACTACAAAACAATTTTAAGAGACCCTAAAAAGTACTTTTCCCTTAAGGTCAGAATCAATAATTTAAAAATAATACAAATCTCTGATAAAGATAAATATACTAAAATGCTAGCAAACACCCCTAACGGGGACTTGTATATGTTGTTTATCGAAACCAAGCGACTAGAAACTAAACTTTTAGAAACTGATAATATCACTATCAATGGAAGATATTTATTATCTTATGAATATACGACAACAAGTGGTTCTGAGAATAGTGTCCCTCTAATTTATATAGATGGCTACTTACTTTTAGATAAATAAAAAAGCCCCACGCTCAAATTTTGGTCGAGGAGAGCGTAAGGCAATATGCAATCAATAAGAAGTAAGCTTTAAATAGCTCATTTTCTTATACTCTGAATTATATCACACAAAGGAGGTGATGCCAATATCCTATCTCAAAATCAGCACTCCCCAGCGCAAAGAGAGAGGAAAAACAATGATTGAAAAATACACTAAAAAAGATGGCACAACTGCCTATCGCTTAAGAGCATACCTTGGGGTTGATCCCATGACTGGTAAACAAGTCAGAACAACTAGACAAGGTTTTAAAACAGAAAGAGAAGCTAAAAGAGCCGAGGTAAAACTTATTGATGATTTTCAGCGTCAAGGCGCTTGGAAAAGCAATGATAAGACTACATTTAATGATGTAGCCAAACTGTGGTTTGAGCAGTACCAAAATACAGTCAAACCGTCAACATTTCTGGTTAACCAAAACTACTATAAAACAATTTTAAAGCCACATTTAGGACAACTGCAAATGACGAAGATAACTGTCATGATTTGTCAAAAATTTGTGAATTGCTTGTCTCGATATAGCGGTTATACGCTTTATCTAAGTCTAGCAAACAGAATTTTTAAATTTGCTGTCAATTTAGGTATTATTGATAATAACCCTATGAGCAAGACATTGAGATCAAAGTGCACTTACAAAAACGTGAATACACTCACCAAAAAATATTACACAAAAGAGGAATTGAATACTTTCTTGAGGATTGTGGAAGCTGAAGAAAGTCTAGAGATGCGTCTGATTTATAGATTGCTGAGTTATGGCGGTTTTAGAATTGGTGAATTAATGGCTTTAAAAGATACCGACTTTGAATTCCATAACAATACTATCAGCATTACAAAAACTATTGCCTATACAAAAGAAGGATGGGCTGTACAATCTCCTAAAACCAAAAAAAGCACTCGCGCTATATCAATGGACGCTGAGACCATGTCGTTAGCCAAATTATATATTAAGCAAAGTATCAAACCTTTACACGGATCGTTTAAATTGTTTAATTTTTCTTGCGACACTGTGAGAAACAGACTGGACAAACTTATATTGAAGCATGGATTAAAAAGGATTACTCCCCACGGGTTTAGACACACCCACGCTTCGTTGCTGTTTGAGGCTGGGATTCCCGCTAAGATTGCACAAGAGAGGTTAGGTCACGCTAAAATAGCAATCACAATGGATTTATATACTCACTTGTCCAAAAAATCAAAGGATGATGTTGCTGACAAATTGGCTGAACTTGTCGCTGTTTAA